GCTGTATCGGTTCTCAAGCTCCTGCGCCAGCAGCTGCGGCCGGAATTGAGCCAGGGCAGCCTGGACGTTGCCGCCACGCAAGCCACCAGTGGCCGATGCACGCTGCAGCAAGGCTTCCTCGCCTGTGCGAAGCATGGCTTGGAATGTCGGGGAGCGCTCAGCGGCCGCGATCTGTGCAGCCTCAGCCTCTGGGGTTCCAAGGCCAAGCATGGCCTGCTGCGCCGCAAGTGCCGGGGCACCAGCCTCGACGTAGGGTTTCAGCAGCTCGCGCACCATGTCGAACTGGCGACGTTGTTCTGCGATGCCAGCCTCGCTGGCTGCTGCTTGGACGCCAGCAGCTTCACCTGCTGCGTCGGCTTGCATCAGGCCGCCGACGAGCTGTGTGCCGCCGACGATTAAGCCGGTAATTGGATCAGGCATGGCCAAACTCCTTCATGTATTCTTCAAACGTCTCGCCATACAGCTCCATGACCAAGTGGGCATTTTCGTTGGCAAACTTCGCGCCATGGCAAAGCTGCATGGCCATCAAGACCACGTCATAGTACCCAGCACGCCACATGTAGGAGCGTGCATCGGCAAGCCCGGCACGCTCAGCGCGGTCGGAGGCTTGCCACTTCAAGACCATGGATGCCACGCATGGCACCAGGACAGGGGAATTCTGCAGGAAGAAGGTGTTTTGATTCATCGCCACCAGAGTGTTCCAGATGGCGGCATTCAGATCGCTGCGCTCGACTGGATCGCCGTCTGCCACGTCATCAAAGACCTGGATCGCGTTCCACAGCATCAGCAGCCACTCAATGGCTGGTGCAGGCAGCATCAGAACCTGTTGCAGGTTCTGTTTGAGGCTATCCGTACCAGTCATGCTCTACCCTCCAAGTGGCGATGAGCTGCTGGCTGCTCGATAGGCTCAGCACCTGTATTTTCCCACATTTGCATCGCCTGTCAATCAAACTCGAACTCGCGCTCTTCCCAGGCTTGGCAAGAACGCAGATCATGGCAGATGAAATCGAACTTGCGGCAGTAGCCACGGAAGCCAGCGTCGGTATCCCAATCGTTGCGTGGGATGCGCTCCATCAAGGCCTGCTTGTAGGTGCTGTTGTCGTAATACTCGCAGTTCGAGCAGCGACGACGCCGGGCCTCTTTCTCGTCCACCTGCATGGCCTTGCCAAGTGCAACCCAGTAGACCTTGTTGGCCGTTGGCTCGTTGCTTGGGTTTTCTGGGCCGAGCATCCAGTCGTCGATCACCACTTGTGTGTTCTTTTTGTTCTCGGCCGCCGTAATGAACGGCATGGATTCAGGCAGGCCGGTGAAGCCAGCCATCATGATCTTTGGCATTTCCATGGTGTTCTCCTTAAGTGATTTCGCGGCCGGAGGCGCGGATGGTCAGAGCAGTGGCCGTGCCGGTGGTCGAGATGAACCCACCATTGGCCAGAACTTGGCCAACCAGCTCTGGGAATGTGTAGGTCTCGTCCGGGGCAATGGCGCGGCTGTCCACGATCAGGTTTGTCGCGCCAGGGCTTCCGCCGCTGCTCACCAGGTTGACGCTGATTACAGCGTTTGCTGCGCTGGTGTTGGTGGCGGTGAATTTGTCGATGATAGCCGTGCAGTTGGTGGCGGTGTATTGCGTGGTCTGCGCCGCCTCCATCTGCTTGGAGCCAATGAGGGGTTTTGCTGTGACTGCCATGGTTTCTCCTTAGACGGCCTGTGCGCCGCTTGCTGTGATTGTCAGGCCTGCGGACGCCGCCTGCACCTGGATGGTTTCGCCTGCGTTCATGACCTGCACGCCGTTGTACTGCAGGGCGTTGTTTGCAGGGACTGCGACGTCATACAGGAAAGCGTTACCAGTACCAGCAGCGCCAGCCGAAGGCACCAGGAACACGCGCACGTTGATGGCCGCGCCTGTGGTGTTAGCGATGCTGAACTCCTTGAGTAGCGTGCGCGTGCTGGCCGGGACGGTGTAGAGCGTGGTCACGCCAGTGGTGATGGCGGCCTGACCGAGCTTTGTGGGTGTGATTACATCGAAAGCCATGTGAGCACCAGGTTAGATTTGACAGAGGCTGGGATGGCCGTGGCAGGCAGTGTTGTGACGTTTTTCCAAACAGACAAAGCCGAATCGTATTCAAGCAGGCTGCCATTAGCCACTGGGTTTGTG